CCCAGATAAAAATTGGTTTGATGAAAACACGAACAACATGCAAGGTACTTTTCAAGGTTGCCATAGTTTGAGATATTTACCGCCTGGTTTATTTGGTGACCTTCCAAACTGTACTAATTTTTATAGAACGTTTCGAAACTGTTTTATGCTAGAGCATATTCCGTATATGGGTATAAGCACTACTGTTTCTGAAGTATGGCTAAGAGAAATGTTTTTACAATGTTCAAGGTTAAAAGCTATACCGCAAGGCTTTAATATATCAAAGGTTAGAGGCAGTCAGGCTCTATATGGGTTGTATGGTACATTTAATGGTTGCAATAGTATTCAAGATTGGTCTCTTTTAAATATAGAACAGCCAGAAACAACGCTGTTTGATATGTCTCTTGCGTTTGGGGAATACTCCGCCTATTTCCCGAACATAGCAGTATTTCCATATATAGGTCAATTTAGTAAGGTTTATGATTTATTCGCCACATTTCAGTATAAAAGTATAAGGCGGTTTAGTTCGCAATACACATATCTCGATTTTACAAATTGCACACGATTAAGACAAACATTCAGTTCGTGTTACTATTTAGAAGAGTTACCACCAATACACGTATCAGCTTTAACTCAATCGTTTTCTTTAGCTTATACCTTTCAAAATTGCTATCGGTTAAGAGAAGTTACTATTGTTGGAATGACAGCAGGTCCGGCCGATGGCGAATATACTAGATGTTTTTTAAATTGTTATGATTTACAAAAAATAAGCGGTATAGATTGGTCTTATACTAATGATTCTGGCGATTTGAGTAGCGCGTTCCAGTCTTGTCGAAACTTAGCGTATATTGATTTTCCAGGTGGACCTACCGATGAAACAGGATTTAAACATTCTGTTGTACTGAGTTATATTCGTTTAGATCGAGATGCAATACTAAATATTTTTAATCACTTATGCACAATAACTCATTCTGCCACTATTGATCTTAGGTACAATAGTTACACTGCTGATTTGACAGCTGCTGATAAACTTATAGCAACCAATAAGGGGTGGACAATATCATTATAATTATGGAAGAAGAAAACGGATTTTATAAACTAGAAGTCGGAACAGAACACTCAGTATTGATCTTTGCTACTCGTTTAGAGAATAAGAATTTTACCTTGGACATTAGTCTAAAGGACACATATGATTACCCAGTCGATGGGTGGACATACTTTAACTCATTGAACGAAGCATGTGAATCTTTTGGTGTAGATCCAGAAGAATTCAGAGAAGATCTTTTTCCAACTGAGGAAGAAATAACATAAATAACACAACTCAAAAACACAAATTGTATAAATAGAACTATGGAAAATACAGAAAAACTTTTTAACGCTCTAGTATCTGGAGATTCTGAAGAAATTCAATCCTCATTCGCCTCTACGGTTGGTGAAAAGATGCAGCAAGCTCTTGATATCCGAAAGGTTAGAGTCACATCAAATGTTTTCAACACACAAGGAGAAGACTAAATGAAATTAATTACAGAGCACTTAGACTCAGTTCAGTATATTACTGAAGCAAACGATAAAGGTGAAAAGAATGTTTTCATCGAAGGCGTTTTTATGCAAGCGGAGCAAGAAAATCGCAACAATAGAATTTATCCTAAAGCAATACTGACAGAAGCAACTGCCAAGTATGTTAAGGAGCAGGTTAAAACTGGAAGAGCAGTTGGTGAATTGAATCACCCTGAAGGTCCACAAATTAACCTAGATAAAGTTTCACATCGTATTACTGAACTTAATTGGAACGGTAATAATGTTGTTGGAAAAGCACTGATACTAGACACGCCAATGGGTAAAATCGTGAAAGGTCTCGTCGAAGGCGGGTGTAAGTTAGGTGTTTCAAGTCGTGGTATGGGTACTGTTGAGAGAAGAGAAAATAAGTCATATGTTAAGAATGATTTTATTCTTAATACGATTGATATTGTTCAAGATCCCTCTGCACCATCTGCCTTCGTTGAAGGTATTATGGAAGGTGTAGAATGGGTTTGGGATAATGGTCTTCTAAAACCTCAGCAAATTGAAAGTTATGAGACAGAGATCAGAAAAGCATCTTCGAGTCGCCTCGCTGAGGCACAAGAAAATATTTGGCAAGATTTCCTCTCCAATCTCTAATCTAAAAAAGAAAGTAAATATATGTCAGAAGATATTATTGAAGACATCACTGAAGAAGCTTTGCTTGAAGATCAGGAGCTTGTGCAGGATACATCTGCCGAAGAAGTTACTGAACAACAAAGCTATTCTGATGCAATTAAAAGCGTTCTTCTAGGAGAATCTAAAGCGTCTAAAAAAGAATCAGATTCCGAAGAGGAAGAAGATGAAAAAGAAGACGAAGAAGATGAAATGGAAGAAGGCTATAAAAAGAAAACTGAATCTGAAGATGAAGACGAAGAGTCTGAAGAAGAAGATGAAGATGAAATGGAAGAAGCTGCTCCTACACCTACTGCTAGTGGTAATGCTACTGATGCTGTTGTCGTTAAAGACGGCGAAGCAGAAGCAGCAAAAACTGCTGATAGCATTACGAAGTCAGAGCCAAAATCTGCTGCTACTCCAAAGGGTACTGGCAAAGCTGCGTCCGTTAAGACAGCAGATGAAGTCGATTCTGTCAAATCAGTTGATAAAGCTGCTAAGACAAAACCTAAGGCAACATCTGAGGATCTTGACATTCTCATCTCAGCTGAAGCAAACTTGACAGAAGATTTCAAAGCAAAGGCATCGACATTGTTCGAGGCTGCCGTATCTGCAAAGATCGTTGCTGAGAAAGAACGCTTGCAAGAAGAGCATGAACAAAATCTAGTTGAAGAAGTTACTGAAATCAGAGAAAGCCTTATTAACAAGATCGATGACTATCTTAATTATGTCGTTGAATCATGGGTTGAGGAAAATCAGGTTGCAGTAGATACTAAACTTCGCACTGAAATCGCTGAAGGCTTTATGGGTTCTCTTAAGGATCTGTTTGTTGAAAGCTATATTGAGGTGCCTGAAGCAAAAACTGATCTGTTTGATGAGCTTGAAAAAGAATCTCTAGAGGTTAAAGAATCTCTAGAAATCGCTACTAACGAAGTGGCTGACCTTTCCGAAAAGGTTGAGGAGCTTACACGCGCTAAAATTCTTGCAGAGCAAACTAGAGATCTTGCTTCTACACAAGTAGAAAAAATGAAGGCTCTTACTGAAGAAGTTGAATTTGTATCCGAAGAAGCATTTGCTGAAAAGGTTGCAACTATCAAAGGTTCAGTATTTAAGTCTTCTTCAAAATCAGAAGATATCGTTGAAGATACACATTCAGAAACTGAAGTTATCGTAGAGGGTGAATCAGGTATTAATGAGAATGTCTCTAATGACATGAAGAAATACCTTTCGGCTCTTACGCGAATCAAAGAAAATAACCCAAACGGTAAATAATTTACCACACTTACAACAACAACAAATAGAAAAATATTAATATGTTTAATTCAGAAACAGACATGAAAAAGTGGGCTCCAGTGCTTGATCACTCAGACGCTGCTCCCATCCAAGACAACTACCGTAAGGCTGTTACAGCTAAGCTTCTTGAAAATACAGAAATCGCTCTTAAGCAAGAGTCTTCTGCATACGGTTCTCTTAACGAGAATCAATCAACAAGTGCTGTAAGCAACTTCGATCCAGTTCTTATCTCTCTTGTACGTCGTGCAATGCCTAACCTTATCGCTTATGATATCGCAGGTGTTCAGCCAATGTCAGGTCCTACTGGCCTCATCTTCGCTATGAAGAGCCGCTATAACGACGGTGCTGCAGAGTCTCCAGCTTCAGATCTTATCTCCACAGGTGATACAGAAGCTCTCGGTCTCAACGAGCCTAATACAGCTTTCTCTGGTACTGCAGGAACTACTGCTGGTGTTGATGGAGAAGCTATCGTCACTGCTACTGGTGAAGTTCTCACTGGTTCTGGCTTCGGCGATATGGGTTTCACAATCGAAAAGGCTACTGTAGAAGCTAAGACACGCGCTCTTAAGGCTGAATACACAATGGAGCTTGCACAAGATTTGAAGGCTATCCATAACTTGGATGCTGAATCAGAGCTTGCTAACATCCTTTCGACTGAAATCCTTGCTGAAATCAATCGTGAAGTTATTCAAACTATCAACGCAGTTGCTAAGCCTGGTTTCCAAAATGAGGTCAACTCTCCTGTAAACAATACCTTTGACCTTGCATCAGATGCTGACGGTCGTTGGGCAGTTGAAAAGTTCAAGAGCCTTATGTTCCAAATCGAGATTGAAGCAAATACTATTGCTAAGCAAACTCGTCGCGGTAAGGGTAACTTCGTTGTTTGCTCGAGCAATGTAGCTTCGGCTCTTGCAGCTTCAGGTGCTTTGGATTACGCTCCAGCTCTTGCAACTAACCTTAATGTTGATGACACCGGTAACACTTTCGCAGGTGTTCTTAATGGTCGCACTAAGGTTTACATCGACCCATATGCAGCTGCTGACTATGTAACAGTTGGATATCGTGGAACTAATCCATACGATGCTGGTATGTTCTATTGCCCATATGTACCACTTACTATGGTACGTGCAGTTGATGAAGAAACCTTCCAACCGAAGATTGCTTTCAAGACTCGTTACGGCATGCAACAGAATCCATTCGTCGGTACAACTACCGGTGTTGGTTTAGTTAATGAAAATCCTTACTTCCGTAACTTCAGCGTTGCTAATATCAACGTTGCTTAATTAAGTAAGTTTAACACTCAACTTTAAGTGGAGGTCTTTCGAGACCTCCACTTTTTTTGTATAAATACAGGTATGACACAGCTAACAGATAACTTTAATATGCTATCTCCTACGGGTTTTAGACTAACAATTGAGGCACCCACGTTCTCAAACTTAGAATACTTTATAACAACAGTCAATCTACCTACAGTCAATTTGCCTGAAGTTTCGGCTGGTTATAAGAACTACCAGGGCTTCGTAGCAGGTGATACTCTTACGTACGATGCAATTGATATACAATTTCTTATCGATGAGGATATGAAAAATTATGTCGAGGTATTCAATTGGATGAAAAGTAATGCAAATGATAACACTTCGACTAAACATGATATCATTTTAACGATATTGTCTAGTCACAATAATTTAAATAAGCAAATTCGATTTGTCCGTGCAATTCCAACTTCTTTGGGAGGTGCAGAGTTTACTACTCAAGCAACAGATATTGAATATCTGCAAGGTACAATATCATTTAGGTACGATTACTTTGAAATAATTGCGTAGATTTACTTTATAAATAACTATATATTATGATACTTGATGAAATACTAAAAATGTGGGGTGAAGATGTTAAAATCGACGACCTCAATCTTGATGAAGAAACAACGAAGTCTGCCAAACTTCACTCTAAGTACCTTGAGTTATTCTCTCTAGCTAAGTTACAATTGAAGAGGAATGAGATGGAACTTAATACAGTTCGTAGAGATAAATGGCTTTACTATAACGGTAAGATGACAAAGGAAGAGATTGATAAAAGATCGTGGAAATATGATCCATTTGATGGTATGTCAAAGCCTTTAAAATCCGATATGGAAATGTTCTATAAAACTGATGAAGATATCGTTCGTGTAACAGGTAAAATTGAATACCAAAAGACTATGGTGGAAACTCTCGAAGAGATTATGAATAACCTTCGGTGGAGGCATGGTCATATTAAGAACATCTTAGAGTTCAAAAAGTTTACATCTGGAGCGTAACTTAATAATATTAAGAACATGCTCAACATACGCAAAAAGGATGAGGCTAAAATAGTTATCGAATCTAATGATTCTGGTATACTAAGAGAGCTAAGCGAATATTTCACCTTCTATGTTGAAGGCTATAAATTTATGCCTGCGTATCGCAATAAAATGTGGGATGGAAAGGTTCGACTATTCGATATGCGATCTCATCAATTGCCATTTGGGTTGTTGGGTAAGGTAGCAGAATTTGCAAGCGCTCGTAAGTATGAGCTTACTGTTGATCCTGATATACGACCAACTCTTAGCGCGACTGATAAAGAACTCGACCAGTTTGTTAAAAATCTTCCGCTGTGTTCAGGAGGTAATGTAATTCAAGCGAGAGATTACCAAGTAGATGCCTTTAAAAAGGCAACTCAATCGCAAAGGGCAATCCTTCTTTCTCCTACTGGATCTGGCAAATCTCTAATAATCTATATGCTATCGCGGTACTTTTTGTCAAAGGATATGGATAGAAAGGTGTTAATCGTGGTTCCTACTACTTCGTTGGTTGAACAGATGACAAAAGATTTTGCTGATTACTCTTTAAATGATGCTGAGTTTGATGTTGAAGAAGATGTACACAAAATCTATTCTGGTAAAGAAAAATTCGATATTGATGCAAGTATCGTTATTACTACATGGCAGAGCGCAATTAAACTTCCTCTCGATTGGTTTATTTCTTATGGTATGGTTGTAGGTGATGAAGCTCATACATTTAAAGCAAAGAGTCTAACCACTATAATGGATCGTTTGAATAAAGCGTATTTCAGAATTGGCACAACTGGTACTCTTGATGGTGGCAAAGTTAATGAATTAGTACTAGAAGGAAGCTTTGGTCCTACATATAAGGTAACATCAACGAAAGAATTGATTGATTCTGAAACATTAGCTGATTTAACTATTCAGTCTCTTGTTATGAAATATCCAGACGAAGTCAAAAAGATGATGGCAAAAGCCAAATATCAAGATGAAATTGGCTTCATTGTATCATATGCAAATCGTAATAAGTTTATAACAAATCTTGCATTAGATCAGAGCGGAAATACCCTTGTTCTATACAATCTCGTCATTAAACACGGTAAGCCGCTTTATGACATGATTAAAGCTAAGGCAAAAAACCGAAACGTTTTCTTTGTATCTGGAGAAGTGAATGCTGAAGAGCGAGAAAGAATTCGCGAACTTACAGAAAAAGAAACTGGTGCTATTATTGTCGCATCAGTTGGAACATTCTCAACTGGTATTAATATTAAGAATCTCCATAACATTATATTTGCTGCACCAACCAAATCACAAATTCGAGTACTTCAATCGATTGGTCGCGGTCTCAGAAAATCTGATTCAGGTCAGCCAACCGTTGTCTATGATTTAGCAGATGACCTGTGTTGGAAGAAACATAAAAACTATACGCATAACCATGCTATAAATAGGATTAAGATCTATGCTAAAGAAGGTTTTAAATATAACATACATGAGGTACAACTAAAATAATGAACGAATTCTACGAAGAACTGCACGGCGAGAATGTATTTACATACAGGTTAACTGATGGAAGTTACATCATAGCGGATGAACTTGAACTCGATGAAGAGTCAGGAGCTATATTTGTAGCTGATCCTCTTGAATTAATTAGAGATCCTGCTGGATATAAACTAAGACCATGGATTCTGGTAGATGAAGAAAATATAGTTGAATTGAATTCATCTAACATCGTAGCTCGAAGCAGTACCGCAGAGATGTTCGTAACCTCGTATCTTAAGTTTGTTTCATCTGAGAGACTACTACGTAAAATGAGTAATATCTTTAAAGAAGATGACTTAGATCAGGATAATTATGATCAAGTTGATAATCTAGATTCATTAGACAAATTCTTTAGTAAATTAGAAAAACCAAATAGATTAGATTATAATTAATAGACATCTCTGTGGTTGTTTGTGTTTGATAAATCCAATTATACCAACAAATAGCAGAGATGTAAACCTCTAAACATCGCACAGGCTGATATAAAATTAAGTATTTACTTGTTAGAAATTATATGGTATAATATATATTATGAAAATGAATCCTAAGACAAAGAGAGTACGTCGCGCCAAAGAGCATTACGTAAACAATAAGGAATTCTCACAAGCTGTGGTAGATTATGTCACTAGCGTCAATGAATCCCGAGCTAGCAAAAACGAAGAACCAGTAATTACCGATTATATTGGTAGATGCTTTTTGAAGATATGCGATGGTCTATCCCATAAGCCAAACTTTGTAGGCTATACATATCGAGAAGAAATGGTTATGGATGCGGTAGAGAATTGCATTAAAGCTATTATGAACTATGATGTAAAGAAAGCTACAAGAACAGGATTGCCAAACGCATTCGCCTACTTTACTCAAATATCGTATTACGCATTTCTACGGCGCATTGCGAAGGAGAAGAAGCAGCAGGATATTAAGGAACGATACATGGCTTATGCAGGTGTAGATGCTTTTGCTGATTTTAATTCATCTATGCCGGACGCAAATTCACAAAACATTGTTGATCAAATTAGAAATAAGAATCAGTCGATCAAAAATAAGGATAATGCGCTTAAGGAGTTTGGAAAGCAAACTAAAAAAGAATCCAAAGAGAAGCTACCTCGTGGAATTGAGCTCTTTTTTTAGTCGCGTCCCTAACGATAACAATCTATTAGTTCAATGGTATTTGATACTGAGCTACGCGTACTATATCGAGGATGAATCATTAGTTAGCGATAACGAATACGATGCATTATGCATAAGACTACTAGATAAGTTTGAAGAAATTGAACATCACCATAAGCATCTAATAAGTAAAGAAGACCTTAGAGCTGGTACTGGATATGCGTTAGCTAGAAAGGATTATCCTTTAATAGTGATTGGCGCAGCAAAACATTTGAAAGAAGAACTAAATTATGAGTAAAATTGCTATTTTAAACGACACACACTTTGGTGTCAAGAATGGATCAGCTATCTTTATGGATTATGCGTCTAAGTTTTTTGACGAGGTATTCTTTCCATACTGTGTTGAGAATGATATCAAACATGTGCTGCACTGTGGCGACTACTTTGATCATAGAAAGTTCGTCAACTATAAAGTCATGCAGCATTCATTCGATGCCTTCATTTCGAAACTCTATGAGTATGACATGACAATGGATATTATTTGTGGCAATCATGACGTATATTATAAGAATACTAATGAACTCAATTCTTTAGAACAAGTTCTTGGTCAGTATTCTGATCGCGTCCACATCCACATGAATCCAACTGATAAAGAGTTCGATGGACTAAGTATTGGTTTCTTACCATGGATGACACAAGATAACCACGATCAGTGCATGGATTTTATTGCCAAATCTAAATCATCGATCTTAGTTTCTCACTTAGAATTGCAGGGGTTTGAGATGGGTAAAGGTTTGCCTGTTGCTTCACATGGTTTAAACAGAAGTTTATTCTCTCGTTATGAGATGGTCTTGTCTGGACACTACCATACAAAATCGACGCAAGGAAATATAAACTATCTTGGCACTCAAATGGAATTAACGTGGTCTGATGCTGGAGATCCAAAATATTTTCACACTATAGACACACAGACTCGTGAGTTAACTCCTATTAGAAATAAGCATGTACTTTTTCGCAGAATAAGGTATAATGATACAGAGACAGAGACTATTACACGAAATGAGATTAAAGGATCTTATGTTAAAGTTGTAGTAGTATCTAAAAAAGACCTATATGAGTTTGACAAGTTTATTGATCGCCTTCAATCGTATGAACCCTTCGAAGTAAAAATCGTTGAAACATTCGAAGAATACACTGGTGAAAATGTTAATGATGACGATATATCAACAACCGATACACCAACATTGCTTAATACGTATGTTGACTCTATAGAAACAGATCTCGACTCTGATAAACTAAAAACTATGCTACAAGAATTATTCGTCGAAGCACAACAGCTTGAATCTATATAATGTTACTCTTTGAATCTATATCATACAAAAACTTCTTATCGACGGGTGACAAACCAACAGTCATTGAGTTGAATAAGGATAGTGCCACTCTAGTAGTAGGTGCAAATGGTGCTGGCAAATCTACAATGCTTGATGCTATTTCGTATGCACTATTTGGAAAGCCACACCGAAACATTAATCGACCTCAGTTAGTCAACAGCATTAACAATAAGCAGTTGCTAGTAGAAGTTAAGTTCTCTCTTGGTTCAAACAGGTACCGCGTAATTCGTGGTATGAAGCCGAACATATTTGAAATTTATCATAATGATAAGCTTCTTAATCAGGAATCTCATAGCCGTGATTATCAGAAGGTGCTTGAGACAAACATACTTAAACTAAATCATAAATCATTTCATCAGGTTGTTGTCCTTGGTTCAAGTAACTTTATTCCATTTATGCAGTTACCTTCATATCAGAGAAGGGGTGTGATTGAGGATCTTCTCGATATTGGTATCTTTACAAAAATGAATACTCTTATTAAAGATAGGTATTCAAAGATGAAGAGCGATATACTTGATACTGATCAACAGCTTAATATTATTAAAGAGCAAATCGCTCTTCAAACAAAGCATATTAAAGATTTACAAAATATCGATATTCAGCAATCTACTAAGGCTCTTAAGCAAATCGAGTCGATGCAGTCAGAAGTTGACTTACTTCAAAATAGAAACAAAGAGCTTCAATCTAACTACGACGAAGTTGCTCCAACGCTTTTATCTAATAAGAAATCCGCTATTGATAAGCAGAGTTCTCTTAATGAGTATAAGATTCAAATTAATACTAACATCAATAAGATTGTAAAGGATGCTATGTTTTACGAGAACAACGATTGCTGCCCTACATGCGATCAATTAATTAGCGATAGCGTTAAAGAAGTCAAAAAGTCTGAAGCACAAGAAAAGGCGCAAAGCCTAGATCAAGGGTTACAGCAATTAGAAGATAGAATTACTAAAGCAAACAAAACTTTTGACGCCGCGAATGAAGCATATAATAAGATGCAGGATTTACTATCTGATATTAGATCTAATCAGAATTTGATTGGCAATCTACATAAGCAGATATCTGATCTACAGACACAAAAAAATACATCTAATGAGCTAACTGACACGAAGGAAGCAGAAGCAGATTTAGATAGTAGAAAACTTCAATATGATACCACTTTAGCTAGCAAATCATCTCAACTCGAAACGCGTTCATACTATGACGCTATTGGAGAAATGCTTAAAGACACTGGTATCAAGACAAAAATCATTCGTCAATATCTTCCAGTAATGAACAAGCTTATTAATAAGTATCTTAATATATTGGACTTCTTTGTTAAGTTTGATCTAGATGAATCATTTAACGAGACTATTAAATCTCGCCACCGCGATGAGTTCTCGTATGCTTCATTTTCAGAGGGTGAAAAATCTCGAATCGATTTGGCTTTGCTTTTCGCATGGAGACAGATAGCAAAGATGAAGAATTCTGCTAATACCAATCTGCTCATTCTTGACGAAACATTTGACTCATCTCTTGATGTAGATGGTGTAGATAATCTTCTCAAGATCTTGTATAGCTTAAAGAAAGACACCAACGTGTTTATTATATCTCATAAGAAAGACGTCCTCGATGGCAAATTCCCAAGCAGAATTGAGTTTGAGAAGGTGAATAACTTCAGTAGAGTACGTAAAAATGGATCAGTATAAGAAAGATATCGCTCAAAACATACTTGCTCTTACACTTACGAGAGAGAAGTGTGATCCACAACAGGTTGATGATGAAATGTTTATGGCATATTTTACTAACACTTTGTCTCCCTCATTCAAAGATGAGTATGGTATAGAGCTTGATTATGGATCGTATCAAAGTATAATTAAGAGGGTGTCTGCAATTTTGTGATTTTAGTCATGAGACTTTTCATATTTTCTCTAAGTAGTTGATCATCAATTACATATTGCTGGTTTACTTTTGATCCAGACATGGTATAATAGATCTATAACAGTTAGTTAGAGCTTATGGAAAACATATTAGACCTTCAAAATCAATCCTCTCTGGCCAAATTATTGGCCACAGAGAACATTACTGTCACTCACAGTAAGTCCTTATCGACAGCATACTTCGACGTTAAGAATCGTGTGCTTGGCCTTCCAGTTTGGAAGAATCAAGGCAAGGTTGTTTATGACATGCTTGTTGGTCACGAAGTTTCCCATGCTCTCTATACTCCGCAGAAAGAGTTTTCTGAATTCCTTGAAGTTGAAGGTCGCTCTCACTTTGATATCCTTAATATTGTTGAAGATATTCGCATTGAGCGACTTATCAAATTAACGTATGCAGGTATGCCACGCATCTTCAACGGTGCTTATAAGAACCTTGTAGAATCTGACTTCTTCAAGGTTGAAGGCAAAGACTTTAACGAATTAAACTTCCTCGATCGCCTTAACCTTCACGCTAAAATCGGTCCTCACGCAAATATTCCTCTCTCAGAGGAAGAACTCGCTCTTTATAATAAGTGCATGAAAGCAGAATCTTTTGAAGATGTTGTTGCTCTTTATCACGAAATTAAAGCTTTTACTGAAGAAGAAGCTAAGCAAAAGGCCGAAGAGAAGTCTGAAGCCGAAGACGAAGAATCTGACGAAGAATCTGCCGAAGATCAAAATTCAGAAGAAGGAGATGAAGCTGCTGACGACGAAGAGTCTAAAGATAGTGCTGAATCATCCAACTCTGCTGACGACGGCGAAGAATCATTTGCTAATGACACTAACGATACCGAAGAAGACAGCGATGCTGATACTTCTGAAGGAGTTGAAAGTGATACCGAATCTGTAGAAGAATCACTCACTAGCGCATCAGACGAAGATGCTGGTGGTGCTTCTTCTTCCTCAACTGGCGAAGATCTTGAACCAACTCATAAGTCTGAAACACAAGAGGCATTTAAAAAAGCTATTGCAGATGATACTGAGGATACCGACCATCAAGTGATCACATTGATGCCAACAAAGAAGAATATCGAGCAACATATCATTCCCTATAGTAAGGTGTTAGATGGTCGACCAAGTCTTAGATCGGCACTCGCAAACTGCCGCCATCCTGATGATATTGATTCAGCGGTCGCCAGCATCAACTCTAAGCTCATTGACTTTAAGAAAAAAACCAACAAAAAGGTTGGTGTTCTTGTTCGAGAGTTCGAACGTCGTAAAGCTTCATACCAGTATTCTCGAGCACAAGAGTCCCGCCGCGGATCTTTGGATGTCAATAACTTACATAAGTACAAATACGACGATCAAATTTTCCAAACTACTACGCGATTGGCCGATGCTAAAAGCCACGGTATGATTTTCTTTGTTGACTATTCAGGTTCAATGAGCATCGTTCTTCGCGATGTCTTAGAACACACTCTTAATCTAGTACATTTCTGCAAGAGAGTTGGCATACCATTTGAAGTTTATGGCTTTACTTCTGACTATCGTCAAGAGTGTGATCTTGACGATAGTCAATCTGATCTCGAATTTGATATGTCTGGCACGATGATCTTCGAGTTATTCTCAAGCAAAATGTCAAAATCAGACTATGAAAAAGCTTTTGTACAAGTTTCACAGCAGATCTTATTGTCGGGTTCTAACTTTTCTCAACATGCTTGCTCACAATACGAATGGCTTGGAGGCACACCTCTCGACGCAACTCTCCTAGCAGCACATCACATCGTAAATAAGTTTAATAAGCGATACTCAGTACAAAAGACAAACGTTATTATACTCAGCGACGGCGATTCTCATCGCTGCGAACCAAAGGGTGCTAGCTATCGCACACGATCGTACTTGACGAATATCAACGGCAAACAATACGATATACCAAAACGCGGTATGACCGCTCGCCTAACTAAAATCTTATCTGAAACAACTGGAGCAAACCTCATTGGATTCTTTCTTCCACAGTGTAACAGAACAATCCGCACGCAATTGTCCGAGATGTCACCTTCTAAATGGGACGATATAAGTGCTAAAGTTCGGAAATACAAGAAAGACGGTTTCGCTGTAGCGCATAATGCTAAAGGGTACGACTCATATTTCTTGCTTCCAAGTGATGTTAGAATCTCGGACGATGAATTCAAATTCGGTTCTGATTCAGTCGACATAACTGATAGTCGCGCAGCACAGACAAAGCTTGCCCGAGACTTCGCTAAGCACAATCTTAAGAATCGTCAAAGCCGCATCATCTTAACCAAATTCGCAGAGTTGATTGCTTAATTTCACACTTTTTTAGCAGCCTTTTGTATAAAGTGTATAACTCAATGCAATTCAATAATATAAAAAGTTGTACAAATCTCCCCAACATGGTATAATAGATCTATAACAGTTAATTAGTATAAATTATGAATAAAAACAAATCCCTCACAGAAGCCCTCAAATCTCGCGGGCAATTTAGTTACCGCAATCAAGAGATTCTCGAGATTGCACACGGTCTTGGAATTGACCACAACGATGCCTACAAGGTTATTCGTAAAATGTATAAACTCTCTCGCGGTGTTTATACTCTTGATGCACCTTCTGCTCCAACACCTTCAGCAGAACCTTCTCCTTCGACAGCAATCGCAAACCACGTCGAACTTAGAGGAGTCTCCTCTGTCTCTGACGACGAGATCTATGTTCCAGCTGTGGACCCAACATTTATCAAGTGGGGAGAGTACAATACGATCATGAAGATTCTCAAGTCGAATCTCTTCTTTCCAGTGTACGTCTCTGGACTCTCTGGAAACGGTAAGACAATGATGATCGAACAAGCCTGCGCGAAAGCAAAGCGTGAATATGTTCGAGTTCAAATCTCGCCTGAAACTGACGAAGATGATTTGATTGGTGGCTTTCGCCTCATCAATGGTGAAACAGTCTTTCAAAAAGGACCAATCATCAAAGCGATGGAACGTGGATGTGTTCTCCTCATTGACGAGATTGATCGTGCTACGAATAAGATCATGTGTCTACAAGGTGTACTTGAAGGCAATCCAGTTCTGCTAAAGAAAACTGGTCAAGTGATCGCCCCAGCCCCCGGTTTTAACGTGATCGCTACAGCCAATACTAAGGGTCGTGGCTCAGACGATGGCCGATTTACTTCAGCTTCGATCATTGACGATGCATTCCTTGAGCGATTCGTCTGCGCGATTGATCAAGAATTTCCTACTCCAGTCATCGAGAAGAAAATCGTTATGGCTCATATGAGTAAGTTCGGCGTTGAAGCAGAAGAATTTGCTGATAAGCTTATAGCTTGGTCGAATGTTATTCGCAAGACGTTTGAAGCTGACGGTGTAGATGATATCGTCTCGACTCGCCGTCTATGTCACATCGTTAAGACTTACTCTATCTTTGAGGACCGATTAAAGTCTATTTCAATGTGCATCAGTCGCTTCGACGATGATACGCGTACAGCGTTCTTAGACCTCTACACCAAGGTTGACGAGAGCCAACTTACTGAAGATGGAGAGATCGTGATCGAGGGCGAAATTACACCAGAAGAAGAAGCACCATTTTAACAATTTGCGGTGGAGACCGCAAGTCATAACTAACTAACTGAAAAAGTCCTATTCCTCGGGGGAGCCTGAGGAATAGGCACCATTTTTAATATACACTACCATGAACGGAATAAAATACGACAACTGCAAACCAGACTATAGTCTGATACCTCCACACGCGCTCGACGATGTTGCGAAGGTACTGACCTATGGAGCTCAAAAGTACGACAGAAACAATTGGCTCGAACTCGAGAATCTCAATGAACGATATTTTGCTGCAGCTCAACGACACATGTGGGCTATTCAAAAAGGTGAAACACATGACGATGAGACAGGCATTCATCACTCAGCACATGCTATTTGTTGTATGATGTTTATGCTTGAATTTAGTTATTTACAAAACAACAAAAACAAGATATAATATATATTATGAAAATTAGTAAAGAAACGTTAGAGGTGCTGAAGAACTTTTCAGCTATTAATCCAAACCTTGTTATCGAAAAGGGTAATAAGTTATCTACAATCGCAGAAGTTAAGAATATTATGGCTTCGTGTATTGTCCAAGAAACTTTTGATAAGGACATTGGCATTTACGACTTAAATGAATTCTTATCGGCGCTTTCTCTTATCGAGGATCCAGAGTTTGAATTTGGTGATAGCTCTGCGACTATTAAATCAGATCTGACATCGCTTACATATCGCTATGCAGATAAGTCTATCCTTACGTCTCCTGAGCGTGGTGTTAATATGCCTGAAGGAGAAGTCAATGTTGAACTATCAGCTGAAGTCATTAATCAAATTCGCAAAGCAGGTGCTGCGCTTAATCACCCTGTTGTATCAATCACAACAAATGCAGGAGATAGTAAACTCTATTTACAAGTTAAGGATCCAAGCAACAGCTCTTCGAACATGTTTCAACAAGAGATCGCTTCAACATATGATCCAGAAGCTGCCTTTGATTTCCAGTTCCTAATTTCTAATCTAAAACTAATTGCAGGTGATTATCAAGTTGCAGTAAGTTCTAAGTTAATTTCGCACTGGAAATGTATAAATAACAGTCCAGTCGAATATTGGATTGCTCTCGAGAAGACATCCGTTACGTAACAAACAAAACAAATACATAATAATATGAGTGAAGAAACACAGGTAGAAACCCCGGAAACCCCGGAAACACAAAATGAACCACAAATCAGTCTCGCTGATTTTTCCGCTGCGCTGCAAGTAATTGACGCGTGTACCACACGTGGAGCATTCCGCGGTGAGGAACTATCCTCAGTTGGTCAACTACGCGATCGCCTCGTCGCATTCGTAGAATTCCACGCACCTTCTGAGGAGGGTGAGGGCGAAGAAGATACTGCTGAAGAAGTAGAAGTCGCTGCTGAGTAGATACGGTGACCTGAGCAAGTCTTTATAAACTGCTCATCTTTTTTTGAGTTTACAAGTGTAAGCATTAATGTTAGAATATATATTATGAACGAATTTTTATGGGTCGAACGTCATCGACCAAGCCGCATCGAAGAGTGTATCCTTCCAAAATCATTGAAGGCCACATTCACTGAAATTGTTAAACACGGCGAATTGCATAATATGCTGTTATCTGGCACAGCTGGTTTAGGTAAGACCACAGTCGCGCGAGCACTATGTAATGAGTTAAATTTAGAGTATCTCTTGATCAATTCATCTGAAGAGAGCGGCATTGATGTTCTTCGTTCGAAGATTAAACAGTTCGCCTCAACTGTGTCATTACATGGTGGCAAATATAAAGTGGTTATTCTCGACGAGGCTGATTACTTAAACGCTTCATCAACGCAGCCAGCGCTGCGAGGCTTCATTGAGGAGTTCAGCTCTAATTGTCGATTTATCCTTACATGCAATTTTAAGAATCGTATCATTGAGCCTCTCCATTCGCGTTGTGCGGTCATTGAGTTCAATACTAATAAGAAGCAACTTGCTGAATTAGCTGGACAGTTCATGAAGCGCCTTCAGACTATCCTTGACGAAGAAGGCATTAAGTATAATAACAAAGTGATTGCTGATCTTATTATGCGCTATGCTCCAGATTGGAGACGCGTACTTAATGAATGCCAACGCTATTCTGCATCAGGGGAAATCACACCAGATATTCTCGTAGGCATGTCTGATCAAAACGTTGCTCAGCTTATTTCGCACCTCAAGACACGAGACTTCAAGAGCATGCGCAGTTGGGTAACAAATAATTCCGACGTTGATTCATCAGTGATCTTTCGAAAGATATATGATTCTCTATATGACTACGCAGAAGGTCAATCTATTCCGAGTATTATTCTTATCTTAGCTGACTACCAATATAAGGCGGCATTTGTAAGTGATAGAGAATTGAATATCGTAGCGTGCTTAACTGAAATCATGGCATCATCGCAATGGAAGTAACTACAAAGGTAATTGTTTGGCGCATATTGTCGATTGTACTATGCTCGCTTATGGGTAGAATTTGGTTTGGTGATTGGCACGTTACAGCGTTCGGTATTTTTATTTCGTTTGTTATGACATTCGTTCACTATTACTTTGAAAAACTATGGCCGACAAACTAACACCATTTGACTTTCTAAAGAGTATCAACACTTCTAGCCCAAACCTCTTAAAGGGTTGTAAAGCGTATGAAGGTGAAGAGTTAACTAATCCAGACTCTCCGTCTAAGCAGTATGTTCCATTCATAATTAATCGTGGATTGTCACAGTTCAATGACACTGTCCTACTTGTTAACGAGCTTAATATCCGTCATCAGCTTCCAGCCAAAATGCAATATGATTTTCTTAAGTCGGCTATTCGTCCAAGAAAACGATTTTCAAAATGGGCGAAGAAGTTGAAAGATCCTGCAGATCTAAAGGCAATACAAGAAACGTATAACTACTCAAAGGAGAAAGCTGAACAGGTATATTCGCTATTTACTGAAGAAGCTCTAAGGGAAATACGCAAGCGCTTAGATCAAGGAGGCAAGGCATAAGCGAAAGAGTTTAATATTATAAATAGATCTTTAACGATGTAACTTATAATATTAAACTCTCATGATTGAACAAGAATTAGTGCAATGGGATCCAAGCCAAATGCTTGAGATCTCCCTAGAAGAACCAGATGATTTTCTTAAGATTAAGGAAACTCTTACACGAATAGGGATATCTTCAAAGAAGGATCGCAATACACTATTCCAGAGTTGTCATATTCTACACAAGCAAGGTAGGTATTTCATTGTTCACTTTAAAGAACTCTTCATGTTAGATGGCAAACCATCAAACTTAACTAATGAAGATGTCTGCCGACGCAACTCTATAACAACTCTTTTGTCGGATTGGGGATTGCTGGATATAGTAAATTTAGATCAAGCAAAAAATAAAACTACACTAAGACATATTAAGATTATTTCTCATCGTGATAAAGCGGAGTGGAATTTGGAATCGAAATATTCGATTGGTAATACTAAAAGCGTTTAATGAAAGCACATTTCAAGACAGATCTTGAAGCAACTGTTTCAGGTTACTTTAATGGTAACAAATTCATTCGTACAGTTACACTGCTAGAAGATTTGGTATTCTATACAAAGGCAGGTGATTCTATCACTGTTCCTAAGGGGTTTGAGAGTGATGGAGCGAGTGTGCCTAAAGTATTCTGGTCAGCCTTTCCACCATTTGACACATATCTACCTGCAGCGGTCGTACACGATATTCTATGTGTACAAGCTCATGACGATAAGTGTTTATATACCTCTAAAGAAGCAGCTGATATATTCTATGAAGCAATGCGGGTATGTGGAGTTGGAAGAACTAAAGCACGAACGATGTATTATGCAGTAAGATATTTCGGTCCTAAATGGAAATAAACCAAATCTGTAATTTCAATTCGATATAAATAACATATATACATGGCTTGGCAAGATATACCTAATAATCCATACTGGCAATATGACGACGCTCCACTTGACCCAGGTGGGGCAGAAACTGCGCTATGGGCGACTAGCACAAATGGTGTTCGGCTGAGCGTTAGAGGTGAGGAAATCTATGTTAATTGTAGACATAAACTTCTACACCCAACACAGGATTCTTTTCCTAATGAAATAAATAAAACTTTTTGGACAGGTCCCTTGCTCTTTACTGTCGATACTTCTTTGGGTTCAGACCTTATAGTGGGATTTGATAGTGCCCAAGTTTACGATGCAACTATAGATTGGGGAGACGGAAGTAATCCGTTGACTGTGGGGCCGGGAGAAGGAACAGTAACAAAGCAGTATAGCTCGGTTGGAACATATCAGGTAAGGGTCAGCGGAACATTTGCTCCCGAAATAATACTTTCTTCAAATCAAAATATAGTTTCAGTAGAGAATCTTGGAACGCTTGGATATGTTGATCTATCAAATATGTTCCGTAATTGCCAAAACTTGGTGAGTTTTAATGCTGGAAAGACTGATACTTCCAGTGTGACAGATCTTACTGGTATGTTTACTGATTGTATTTCTTTATCAAGCGCAAACGTAAGCACTCTTGATACATCAAACGTTACTATTATTAATTCGATGTTCCAAGGTTGTAATAGTCTCACTACTTTGGTTTTAAGTAACTGGGATACATCCAATGTAGGTTATTTTGTTAATGCATTTAGGGGGTGTACATCTCTAGAAACATTATTATTGCCAGACAATTTTGTTACATCCAACGCACTTCAGATAACTTCGGTTTTTTATGACTGCCAAAGTCTCCAAAGCCTTGATGTGTCAACTTGGGATACTTCTAATGTCCGTCGTATGACTGCAATTTTTGTTAGGTGTTTTGGTCTTACTGATATTGTTGGACTAGAAACAAATATTAGTATTAATGGTCTCAATGTTACAGACGGTTTAACCAACACTGCCAATGGTGTCCCAAATCAAGGAACTGATTATGACGCATTGCTCATTAACTGGGAAGCAAATTTACCAACTTCTGGATTAGCTCAAAGTCCAAGATTCAACCTAAGCAAAGTTACCACTACGGCTGGTAACAATGCTAGAATTTCCCTTATCAATAACTACAACTGGGTAGTCTTAGACGGAGGCCCACTATAAAATGGCTATAGAAAACAAAACATCTGGTTGTTATATCATTAACTCAACAGCGGTCTGCCTAATGGAAGGTCAAGTTGTCTCCTATCGGGACGATGCTATTGTTCAAGAGTTTGACACTGAAGAAGAAATGCTTACAGCACACAAGGAGCAATTCCCAGATCAATACTTAGAAGAGGAATAAGAAAAAGTATGATGCACGACCTTATCTACAAATAAACTTTTAAGGTAACACGCTGTTACTTTAAATGAGACGCCCTCGGGGTCTCACAACAACATAACCCTGCCTAATAGGAGGAACAATAAATGACACAATACACAATCCCACGTTCGTGGACAA